CTACATGACTATAGAAGCCTGCTTTCTCTGTATCAGTGAATTCACGAAAGTCGTAGTATTTTCCAAACTCAAGATAGTCATAGTCATCAAGAATTTTAGGAGTTATCGCATCAAACATATTGATTTTATATCCAAACTTTTCCCAAGTCGAAAGAGAAAGTTTCTTATAATAATCAGACACGCTATTATCTGGAATCTGTATCATCCAGATATTGTCTTCAATCGTTTGTAACTCTCCATTGTATAACTTCATCTGTTTCTCCATCATAAAATAGTCTGTGTTGAATTGTAGACTCACTCCACTTTCTTGCATTTACAGGCCAATATTCTTCCGAAGGTCTATTGAAGTTAGCAACAAAGTGAGTCTTCGACCTAATTCTTCGACCGCGTTTACCTTTCATGTATTTGTGAATAAAATCGTGCATATACGCATCAGGATTCATTCTCACAACAAAAGGATTTCTTATTTGAGTGTGTCTTAAAAATCTTTTCAGTAGTGACGGATGATAAAATCCCGCACCAAGGATGTTTTTAGTCATGTGATAAAAATCGTAATTTTCACAATCCCAATCCATATGTTGAAGCAAAGCATCATGCTCACATATAATTGTTGGCTCATTTGATTTGGCTACCTGACGCCAGGCTTTGATGTGACTCATCCAGACAGCTTTTTCAGTCTCAGAAAATATGCCCGCAAACTTGAAGCCTTTTTTATCTTGCTCTCTTTGTCTTTTTTCTTCTTCGGGTCTTAACAGAAGTTTCTCCGCAAAACGAATCTGAGGGTCTTCAAACGTGTCCATAGTCTCGGGCGTAATCGCATCCACATATGTGACAGTATAACCTTCTTTCTCCCAGGTCTTTCTACTTATCTCTGCACTTTCCTCAGAGATTTTGTGACCTTTCATTCTAATCATAAGGACAGGTGGACGATACTTATCTGTAGTCATTCAAATCAAACTCTGTCCCATACATATGATGTAAATCTCTGTTATGATTACTATACACTAAAACCTCAGGGTCGTCAAGTAAAAAGTCACACCCACGGCAGTAATCAGGATAAGTTCCATTAGTATGGTCATCACGGAGTTTTGTGTATTCTTTGCCGAACCAGATTTCTTCGATTGTGTTCTCGCTCGTGTGTCCAAGAACGGCTTCTTCGTCTCGTCCAAGAACTTGACAGCAAGGAGCAACAGCACCTCTTTTACCATCAAGACCACCAGCACGAATAACAACATCAGGACTAAAAGGTCTACCACAGGTCTTTACCTCACCTTTGCGTTGATTATTTCCAACATCATATACACCAGACCAGTTATGCATCTTCCATATCTCAGTCTTAATGTCGAGTTCATTCACAAGATTTTTGTAATTCTCAAGTTCTTCATCAAAGTTGTCATTGTCAGTAATCAAATGATATGTCGCAACAACACAAGAAGAGCCTGTCTCTTTGATATAGTCACGCATCTCTCGAATATTTTTCTTAATAATCTCAAAGGTACCACCTTGAGTATTATGCATCCACTTATTATAGTCTTCACTTGTTGACCCAATAAACGAGAAACGATAGAAGTCTAGACCAGCATCAACACAGTCTTTCATGAATTGACCATGCATACGAAAGCCATTAGAGAAGATAACTGCTTCGCTATTATACTTCTTGACAATCTTAATATACTCTGCTAGATTGCGATTGAGTGTTGCTTCGCCACTGCCGTCTAGATTGACGACACGAAGACCATGCTTTGCACAATCAGCAACATTCTTTTCAAACTCTTCAAGACCCATCTTCTTTAAAAAGTCTTTATGTCTACCACCTGTTCTCATGTCTTGAGGACACATTGAGCAACTGTAGTTACATCCACCATTAATCTCAATTACTGCTCTATCAATTTTAAACATATTTTATCTCTTTTACAGTTTTATTATAAAGTTCGTCGGCTCGTTCTTGCATTCTAGGAAACGTATCTTTCTCAAAATGTTCTTTTGATTTAAGCCAGTCATGAAAAGTCTTGCTGTCTTTTGCTTTCAATGCATTTGGTGTAGCATATGATGTGATACCTTCATATGAAGGAATAAGCATTGGTTTACAGAAATTTCTTGCTATCCAGTGCCACATACCATCATAAGAAATAACAGCATCGCAATTCTGAATCTGACGATACGCTGTCTCTATTGGATGTCTGTATGTGAGTTCAATAACATTGTATTCCCACTCATCTCGCATTTTTTTGATAAGATTGCTCCACTCTTCGTCAGTAACAAATCTTTTCCAACGACGAGGTGGTTCAGCATTCTTACTAGAATTAAAAACAACAATCTTTTTAGGCTTTGCTGTCTTGAACTCTTTCGCCGCAAATAACCAACCAGGGTTATACCATGCACCAGTTCGACCAGTGCGTTCAGCAGTATCTTCTATGTTTCTATTAACAAAGTTTACTCGAACTTTATTCAAATCCCAGAACTTGTATTTGAACATTTCCGAGTTATATACATGAACTAAATCAATTCTTTCATGCTGATGATACTTCTTATAAATCCAATCAGTTCGTTGAATGATTGTCTCCGGGTCATCTGGATGATAAAGAAAGTTGGGTCCATGTTCCCAATGTATTTCAAGAATAACTTTTTGACGATTTGCAAAAGACCAGCGAAGAGCGACATTGATAATTTGCATCGCATCGCCAACGCCAGGCGTTCCTCGCCATTGTATGATTTGTGCTTCTTTTACCATTATATAATCATAACCAAATCTATTTCTCTACTTTTTACTTAATGCATCAGCACCAAAGAATGCAGATACTAATACTGCAATAGAAGCAAAATAAGTTGGAGCAATATCAGCAATCAACTTGGCTGCATTTTCTAGACCAAATGCGCTTGTCAAAAAGATGCCAATTGGATATAGAAGTAGTCCGCCTAGAGCAAACCAAGCCATCTTACGAATAGCATCTCTTTGTGCATCTTTGTCTTCTAATTCTTTGCGCTTAAATTCCATATACATTGCATGTTCTTCTTCAGTGACATGACCATCACCATTTGTATCAGCAGGATGAAAGCCTGCATTTTTAAGTTCTTCTTCCATAACATCCTCGTTATTATTATTGTTATCGAGGGTATTTAGTCAACCAAGAACTCGTAAATATCTTTCCAGTTCTTCATCAGAGGGAAGTCTTTACAATTCATATTGTATGCATGTTCCATGACAAGAGGTTCAAGACCAACCTTTGCACCTGCATATGCATTCTCTACCTTATCTTCAATCCAGACATACTCAGTTCCTTCATAGGGAGCAAGAACTTCGTCTTTATCAGCACCAGTATCAAGATAGATGAACTTCTCAAATGCAGTCTCACCGAACAACTTCTGAATGTTCATTGTCCGCAACCGTTGTGCGTTCTGGTCTTTGCTCAGACTTGTAATCAGGTGAAAGACATATCCACATTCTTCATGGAGTTTTTTGACATACTGAATAGCATCCCGAAGAGGCGGAATGAAACCAACTGCGGCACTTTCATTGAAGTCCCGAACCAACCGTTTGGCTTCTGCTTTTGGAATACCATAGAGTTCGCTGATATCATATGCGAACTTATCAGATACACGATATCCCTTCTCATGCATCCAGACATCGAATGCATAACCCCAGTTCAACAGAACTCCGTCTGCATCAGTGAGAATGACTTTGTGATATTGTGTATTGTATTCTAACATATTATAACCTTTCTTTTCATTATGTCTCATTATGACATAAAGAAAGAGAAATGTCAAGCACTAAATGTATTTAAATAGATTAATACTGTGATGGTCAAGCATTAATACTTTGCCGTTGCCGCCCGTATAATGTAGGAAGTTTTTGTTCCTCCAATCTTTATACTCATTATAATGCGCTGGAGTATCGTTCCACGTTTGTTCTAACAACTTGATACGAAAATTATGCTTCATCAACTGGGATGAAATGAATGGCTGGTCGTTGTTTACCCACCTTGGGTCTTTATTATCTACTCCGTCTTTATAAAAAGCAAACCAATCGTCAAAAGTTTCTCTCGCTTTTAAACGTGCTTCTTTTGTCCACAACATAACACCTGTATTGAAGATTGCTACTTTACTTGGCTTTGCAGGTGGTGGTGTTCCTATAACAGGAACACCTAGTCTGTCATACTTGTTTTTCAATAACTTAAAACTCTTTGGTCTTCTATCCCAACTATTATACCCACCATTACCTCTGCCTGATATAATTTCACTCTCATAGATACCTGCCATATCAAAAGAGCCATCAACTAAATCAAAGATGTTTTCTTGTGTATTACAGATAACATCACTATCTACATAGAGAACATTATCAAACTGGTCATAGAGTTCATCATATACAATACGAAGAACCTCGAACAAATATAGGTCAGTGTTGTGACCACAGCCTTCGGTGAACACTCTTTTGCTTGATGTATGATGAGTTACATTGTGTAATTTAGCATATCTAGCGAAACTATCCCACGACAATCTGGCTGATTTTCTGTATAGTTCGTCCCGCGGACCGTCATATTGTTTTACACGTTTTCGTTTACCAACATTCTCTGTAATCATATATTGGAAAATTAAGTTTTTGCTCATTCAATTAAGCCAGTCTTGTATACTGTCTTACCATCTTCTTTCATGGCAGTCAATACAGACTTTCGATTACCTTCTGTCTTATATGATACATGAACCCAACCAGAGTCGGGAATTCCTGGCGTATAGAACTCAAGAATCAATTGGTCAAATTCTAGATAGTCTTCAATCCATGTTGCGATTTCGTAGTTCGAAGTGCCTGGACATTCGATGTCAACCGCTTCACCTTTACAGTGCTGTGAGCGTGACGAACCACCAACGGCTTCGTTCAATGCAGGACCTCGATAGCCCGAATTGATTACAGTCACGCCAAACTTATCACGCACAGGTTGAACAACATTTTCAAACAGTTCTTTGGCGGCATCTAGATGTTCACCTTCGGGCGTATTATCAATGCCTTGTCTCAAAGCAGTCTGTGATTTTGTAAATTCGCTTAGTGAGAAATTCTTAGATAGTTTCATTTTACTTTTCCTCTTTCAATCATTTCTTTCGTCATTATATAGTCTCGCACGAAGTCTGACCTTACGATGTCTGCCCATCCGAACTCAACTGTGGTAAAGTTATTCATTACTTCGGTGATGTTCATAAAGTCAAGAATACCAGTCTTGTCTGACTCTTTACCTAAGTCACTCTGATAGTAATCACCACTGAAAATAATACGAGTGTTTCGACCTACACGAGTAATAATACTGTCCAGTTCATGAAACGTAAGATTTTGCATTTCATCAACCAGAATAATAGCATCGTCAATTGTCTGACCTCTGATAAACGAAGTAGACATAAACGAGAGTGTGCCTTGAGTTTCAAGCATCTGATATGCTAGTTTCTCGTTGAATAGTTCATTTGCAATTGCTCTATATGGTGCTACATACGCATCAATCTTTTCTTCGATTGAACCTGGAAGATACCCCATCTCTCGTGTAGGAACTACGCTTCTTACAATAACAAGTTTGTCTTGTTCATAAGCCTTGTCGAGAACATCTGCAAGTGCCAAATACATTCCTATAAATGTCTTGCCCGTGCCAGCAGAACCACATAGAACAAGATGGTCGCCCGAGTCCCATGCATCATATGCTATTTTTTGATTTTGTGTGATTGCGGGATAATCAAGAAGCCCATCAACTTTGAGTCTTTTCATACTCATGTTTTGATATTGTTTCCTTTACCAGAACCCTTCTTGATGTTCTTCATCAGGTCTTTCCAGTCACCTGATGTTTTGTTGATTACATTACCTGTCGATGAAACAAGTGCAGGCGCACCAATCACTCGTGACCAGTTAGGGTTTTCTTCAAGGAATTTTAGGGATTCTTCATAAGAACAGAAGAGGTCTTTTTCTTCTCCTGTCTCTTTATGCATCATTGTATATGTCGGCATTTATATCTCCAAGTAAGTAACGGTGAGGATGACTAGCACCCCCACCGAGATACTGACCACCTACCTTTTTATGCTAGAATTGAACTTTCGTATTCAGCAATAGTTTGATTAATGAACTCTTTTTTAGCCGACATCTTTTGAGCAAGGGTAGTGCGTCCTTTTTTATGAAGTCTGCTAATGTAGTTGTCGAGTTCTCGACTGTCGTTCTTCAATCTCTCTATTTGATTTCTTGGCATAGTTGCTCCTTGTTGTTATTAGAGGGAAGTTGAGCATAACGAAAATCTAAGGAAGTAGATTAGGGAAAGCCTCCTCTACTATCTTCTTAGTCAATCCTTTGTATGGTGGTTTCTTTTGCACCATATTTAAAACAATCAACGCATCGTCTGCATGAACACTTTCAAGCAGTTGGATAAACATATTCTCACGTTTATATTGCTTCATACCTTCAGACTTTTTAAAGCCTTTTACAAAGTAACCAAAGTCTCGATGCTGTTGTCGCAGAGACGAAGGAACACTTTCAGGTTTGTTAGGTGTGTAAGGCGGTTTGCCTGGAGGTAAGTTCCATTCAATAGATTCATCATATGCGCCACGCAAGACATCGCGGACAGCAGGGACTCCATTATCTTTTAGAAACTGAACTTTTTCTTTTCGAGTTTTCTTCTGTGAAAACTGTTCGAAGATTTCGAATACTTCTAATTCCATTATATCCTCATATAGTATTATATAGTGTTTTCGTTGTTTTCATCATGCAATTTATTTACATAATTTGTAAAATATTCTCGCACACCAGCAGAACTATATGTGAACCCTGGTATGGTATGAACACTTATATAGCCATCGTTTATCTCAAGAAAAATCTCATACCAATTCTTCTCAAATCCATCAGCATCAGGATAACCAGACCATGTGAGTATGTAGTTGCCTAGTTTTGCGAGTTCTTCATCAAACGGTTTGAATGCCATAATACTCATCAAACTCCTCTAACATGCTTTCATATTCAGTGACTAAAAAAGTGTAAGTGACAATACATTCTTTGTTATCAACTTTCTCTGCTTTCTCTAAGTCATCCTTGGCATGTTCGAGAAATCCCTCGATAGCATACCGTTTAGCCCGAATGTCCATTTCACTCATCATGCGGCAATTGCCTCCTCACCAGTGTAGATGTAACCTTTGTCAAACTTACCAACATTGACATTAGTGTAGTATGCAATGTCAAAGTAGTCAGTCATGATGTCGGTTTTGTTATACCACTCACCACGACCAGTAGGTGCTTTCATTGCAGTCACCAATTCATTCAGAAAGTTAGCAGTCACTCCGCTATAGAACTTGTCAATGTGATAAGTGTTGACTTGACTGTGGTGAAGACCATCAGTGGCAGTGTAAAAGATGTCATTTCCACGAGCGTCAACACCTTCGAAGTTCAAAGGCCCTTGTTGCAGGGTCACAACCAAAGAACTGTGATGGTTGATGCTGATAGAACCTTTCATACCATACTTCTTGAGAACTGCCTTGATTCCAGGCGCTAACTCTTTTTTCATCTCTTGTGATACATAAGCCATAGTTTGTTTCCTCTCTCTTAACTATACTATTATATTACGACATCCCGCAAAGAATGTCAAGCGAAAAGTGCCAAATATTCAGGATTATTTGTTTCTAAAGTAACAAACGGCCCGAAGTATCCTTCGAAAGTCTGCAACAGATGATTGTAGTCACCCGCCTGCAAGTCTTCCATGACCTCATCTTTATTGTAATCAAGTTCCCGACACAGATTAGATGCCGCACCTAGAAGAACAAACGCATTGCCTTCGGGCCCATCTAGGTTGAGAACATATCCAGTATCATTATTTTGACGTATCATAATCTAATCCTTTCTAGTAGAGGTCAACACCAAGTTCTTCAATGAGAATGCCAGCGACAATCTCACGGTCAATGGTGTCACCACCACCCCACCGATGTTCACCATCGGTGAAGAACTTCTCATCGCCACGCATCAGATAGATGTTAGTGGCTTCCATGATTTGTTCACGAGTCGCGAAGTCACGGTTAGCATACAACTGACCTTCGCCATAGAACATCTCACAGTAGTTTGCGAACTCTTGTTTCTGTTGAAAAGTAATTTCGTTAATCATTTCTAAGTCCTTTCTAACTCAACTTATACTTTATATTACAACAAGTATCAGAGATTGTCAAGCACTTTTTTTAAATTAATTTGCTATTTCGTAGTTGTGAATTATAGCACCACCCAGAATAGTGTTCATCACATTTAAGAATTGACGGTTTCCATAATAATGAACAACTCCACCAAAGACTGCTTTATACAATATCAGTTCTTCGAGGCTCGGTCTATTAGGCAATAGAGGATTGATTTCTCTACAGTCTGGACACTTTCTAATCACTCTGTCTGTTGTATACACATCTAGCGCATTGAGAGTCCAGAACAACCACAACTGATTGTCAGTCGGGTCATTAAAGTCTTCGAGTGGCTCGTCACGGACATGGTATTCCCAATCTGGTTCAGGTCCATACACTTCTGCGTGAAGTGGTGTTGTGAATAAGAATAGAAGTAGTAGTAGTTTCTTCATTTTTTTATCTCATGAATATGACCGCGAAGTTGTTCCATATTAAGTTTAGTATCTTGAAAGAATAAATCTAGGTCAATCTCTTCAGGACAATCACGAAGAAGTTCTTGGAGATATCTACCAGAAGTTTCTTTTCGTGGCTTTATGAAAAACTTGCCATCTTCAAATCTTAGAATGTCATCCATCTTACGAGGTTCGTCCCACAACTCACAATTAATGATTGGCTGTCCATTATTGAGTGTGATATGATAATAATTGTCAGGTGTCTTTCCTAAATATCCAGCCGCTAAAGATTTTGTATCCTTTGTAACATGATTTATCAGCAGAGGTATTGCTGTATCAATCGAGCCGTAATGTGATAAAAACTCTACATTATACTTTTTACAATGATGAATGAATTTTTTATCAAGTGTAAAGCCACTCATATTGATAATAAGCGTTTCTTCATATCTTCTTCTGGTACCAGCAAGAAGCCAATTTAATGTATCTTCGTTTGATACCATGATGTGTGTATATTTGTCTCGCTGAATAAGTCTATTCAGACCGCCCGAATCATCAGATTCAAAAGCGAGTTTATCGGGAATAGGTCTGTTGAAGTGATACTTACATGTCATAAGAGCAGGAAACAAATGCGTAAACAATGCTGATGCATGATGTAAATTTCGTGTCTGAAGCACTTTGCTATCAGGCTTAAACTTAAAGATGTTAATAGCACGTTTTGAAATCTCATAACACTCTTTGTGAGAAAATTCTATTTTGCGTGACCGGCGCGTCGAGCCTGATGTTGAACTTACAATGAATGGGTCATCTTCACTAATATCATATGCAGGTAAGAAATCCTCAACATCTTCATACATCTTTAATGCTTCACACTTGAGAACTTTCTTAGAATATGTCTCAATCATCTTCTGATGAAGACCACCATAGATGTTAGTTGACTTTTCATCATCAATACAAAAGTCAGCAGGTCCGTGAATAGCAAGTTTGGTATATTTGAGTGACTGTTCTGTGGCAGGAGCATCAAGTAGAATAACACGCAATCCTAACTCAGCACATGCCATGAGAGCAGAGACATGCATAGTATTCACATATATAATACCAAGAGTAACCAAATCACCTTTCTTAGCACCAGCATCATTTAGCATATGCTTGAAAGAGTTGGTCATGTTAGAAATAGTATTGAAAGCGTCTTCGTCTTTTTTGTAGACGATATCCTTTCGAATAATGTCGCGTGTGATTAGCATGGTATTCTACCTACCCTCAAAGAACTCTTTAATTATATCACAAGTTGCGTGATTTGTCAAGCCCCATATTGAAATTTATCTCCATCATATATGAATTCGATATTCATCTTACTTTCCCAATCAAGATGTTCTTGCGTGGGTTCGCTATGAATTAAACACTCAATAGGTCTATCGAAATCACCTTGTGTCGTATTATATATATCAAGCCACGCAAACAGAGCCTCGTCTGATGGTGATGCAAAGTTATCTACGTTGTATCGTCTCACCAGATTGCAGGCATTCATAGCAACAAACTGATATATTTGTTCTTTTGTAATCTCGTTACCATTCACTTCAATACCCTCAATAAAGGTATTGCCTAGATTAAATTCAGGAATAGGCATGTCTACTATGCGACCGCTCTGCATAATTGCTGGCAGAACATGTCTCTCTAACGCATTGTGATGAAGCATTGTTTTTGAAACACCGACGACTTTGCCTGACAAATCAAGGGGTGTTGAGTTTATTCGCTCAAGCATCTCTTCGTGTGTAACCTCAAAACAGATGTCATTCCACGCAAAACCCTTCGGTTTGATTTTCTTTTCCCAGTCTCCGTAACCCCAACCTGAGCCAGTCTTGAAGCCACCCCATGCATGATTGTGTGGTGAAACTGACCAAGGTTGAACATCTTCGTCAGACCGATTGTGTATGTCGCCCATATAATGACCGTGTCTGATACCAAACTCTTCGGTCGTATCCATGTAGATTTTGCCATAGATTTGTGACTTCTCAATCGCACCACCAAATATCTTATCACTTCTGTCGTCTACAGTTGTTGTGATAGGAAATCTGTTGTTGTGTCTCACAAACTCACGAAAGTAACTGTCGATTGTTTTCCAGTGTTCGCTTTGCTTCTGCTCAGGAGTATCAAACATATCTTCGGGAGGAATTGCAATACCAACACCAAGTTCTAGCATCGCAAACTGAATAGCAAGCACATCTGTCGTATTACTCAATAGATGAATTACAGAGTATTCGTTTTTGTTAAAACCCCACTCTACAAGAGCATTCTTTGCTTTATTGATTTCTTTCATAAAGTCATCATAGCGCATGCCTGATGGCATGTGATGAAAGTCTTCATGTATAATGCTACGATTTAATGTGTTTTGCATGTATCTTACATCCTATAAATTCATTGTAATACATATCGTTCAAAAGAACATCATGTTCGAACTGTAATTTAGCCTCGTAATAAGAGCATTCACCCTTCGTCTGGCACAAGCGTAGTATCTCACGCTCGAATGTTACACCGTCTTCAATCAGAGTTTGCACAGCCTCAGACGAGCCGTAGTATTCGCGCCAGTTAGACTCGACACGCTTTCTGCGACTTCGCTTTTTGCCTTTGAGTGGTGGTAGTTTTCTTGCTGACCAGAAAAACTTCTTGCCGATATATCTCTTGCCGTTCTTGAGATTCGTCAAGCAGTAAACGAACCCTTGGTAACTTCCCAAGAGTTCGTCGTCTGGTTCAAAAGGCTTTCCTTGGTATGTCCACATACCATTATATATGTTTATATTATAGTGCTGTTCCGCACATAGGACAATACTCTGGTTCTTCTTCGCTGTCTCTTACAAGACACTCAACCAGGCTATCGCACACATCACACTCTATTTCGTATGTTTCATCCACTATGCTACTTCAACCCAGCCCCAGTCGCCTTCCATTCCATTGACGGAATATTCGGTAACTCGCTTCTCAAAGAAGTTGTCGTGGGATGCGCCGTTCAGTACCCAGTCAAGCCACGGTAGTGGATTGTCTTTAACGCCGAACTTTGGTTTCATGCCAAGTTGTAGAAGTCTGCGGTCTGCGATGTGACGGATGTATTGTCTTACGTCTTCTTCTGACAGACCTTCCATCTCCATACCATCAAATGCAAGTTTGATGAAT